CAAATTGCCCAATTGCGTAAGGTTCTCTCCATCTAAATTCTTGGTCGGCTTCAGAGAAAAAAGCACTATTAGGAACGTTGATTACTTGGTCAGCAATTCCTGTCTCAATGTAGTTAGAAAACACTTTAATTGGCATTGAGTGGTGAACAGGGTAATAATAACCCGGTGGATTTGTTGTTGGGGTATCAGTTGTAACAAATATATCCTGATTGAATTTGATTTTTTGAATATAAGGAGAAACAACTCTTTCATATTGGTAGTAATCATTCCACTCACAAAAATCTCCATAAAGTATATCTCCTGGTTGAAGTACCTGATTGTAATAAAAGGTTTCAGTAGAACCGTTTGTCTGAGTATAACTCGAATAAGGAATATTTGAATCTGAAATACTATTCAAGTCGTCCCACCAAAAGTTATTTTCTTTTGAAACATTTAATAACCACCCTTGTTTCAAACCTGAGAGACCGAAAGGTTTATTGAAGTATCCACTATAACCTTTGTTTACAACAGACAAAAATATCTCAGACACTTCCCTTTTTTGGTTATCACTTATACCTGATAAAATCAAATCATTTTTCAACGTAACCGAATATGAATATGAAGATGTTTTTTGTGATATTCTATTAAGATTATTCGGAGTTATTGAACTAAATTCAAATTGTTTTTCGTTTCTGAATGGATTTACCTCAAAACCTATTTTAGTTATTTCAATGTCATTTTCATTTGCAAGAATTGTATTTTTGCGCACATAATACTTGGACCTTGTTTCTAAATTTTCGGGGTCCACAATTTTTTTGAACGTACCAAAAGTACCAACATCAAATGTGTTACCTGTATATCCAACATTGAGAATATTGAAAACAGTATTTGAACTTTCATACGAGTCGTTTCCAAGAGACAAAACCGCAAAAACGTTTTGAGTATCATAGGAAATCGATAGTTCGACATAGTCATCAACACTCAACCCGTGTGGCGCAAAACAATTAAAACTTATAATTTTGGCACTTCCTTCAACACCTTGAGTTATTACAAATGGTATACCGTCTGAGGCTAAGAATTTTACAGTGTTTCCACTATATGTTACCTCCATTTCTTGGTCAGGATAATTTTGGGAGGGGTAAGTTAAATAGTATGTCCAATTGTAAGTATACGCACTTTGTGGTCTGTACATAAAATGGTCTTCCATTACCCTGGGTCTAAAAAAATCAAACTCATAGTTTTGAGGGTAACCTTTCCAAATTCCTGAAAGTTTGGATTGAGTTGCCTCTACATAATATAAATTGTATTGAAAAGGTAGGTATTCTGTAGTACCTGTGTAGGTATTGTCATATACAAAATCGACTTTGAAAGTTGGTCTATATCTGAAACTTGTTTGTTTTTCATCGTCATACAACTGAGCTAAATCAATATTAGCATTTCTAACATATTCAGTTAGTTCTTTCTGTGTTTGATTCAAATCCAAACTTACTTGGGAAGAAAGTTTAGGCGCTGATTTGAACTCTAAATAAGAAGGTACAATTTTAAAATCACTCATCACTTAAATAGATTTCTTTGAATTTATCCAAAGCGGATTTTCCATTTATCAAACCAAAATAAAAATGGTTTGGTGCGCCAACTAAGAACTTTGTTGGCCAATTACCTGCAGATACATTCAAGTTACCAGAGTTGTCTACATTGAATATATAACCTCTCGCATTTCTTTCATTAACAAAAGAATTTGAACCTATGAAATAACTCGGTTGTGATATATTTGTTCTATCTAAGGACTGATATTTGTACCCAAATATATCATTAGATTGTGTTTGCCAGTTGTTTAATTGACCACCGAAAATATTAGTGAGTCCTGCAGGTTGATTCAATCCCCACTTATAAAATGGAACAGTTTGTGACTTGATACCGTAAGTGTATAGGAAGGCGTTTGCAGATGGATTAGGTCTGAAGTCTATTCGTCCTGGTGAAATAAAATCTTTACCCTGTAAATCTTCAGTAGTGGATGAAAAGAAGATACCCATAACTGAATTTGCACCACTCCCCAAAATTCTTACTGGGTCTGTGGATGTATTACCAGTACTCTCATATGCATCTGGAGAGAATTTAATTACGCCAAATTCGGAGTTTATTGACATAGCTTGTACTAAATCTCCGTCTGCCCTTCTTTCAGGTCTTGAGAACAATTGATTAACAACAGCATTAGGGTCTCCAATTGAGACTAAGTTTTTAAGGAATGAGTTATTCGAAATTCTCGAAACCACAAATAAGTTAACAATATCAGAAGTATCTCCATAACTAGAAGGTGTAAGTTGATTCACAACATATCCTCTATCACTTGGGTCTAAACCAACTTGGGAGAAAATTTGATTCTTAACCCCCAAATTCAGTAACGTAGTTGGATACAATAAGTTACGATTATTGATTGCTCCAGAAGCACCTATAGGAGTTGGGAGTTTACCAATAAATTTATTTTGTATTGGGTTCCAAGGACTACTTCTCATATAGAAGTTATTACTGTCATTGTCGAAGTAGACCATTTCTTTACAGAAAAGAAAATTCTGTAATTCATTTTGGGAATTATAAATAGCTCTTGTTTGTATCGGTATAGTGAATAAGGTTCCATTAATCCAATTGTTGGTAAATGTTTGAGATAAAACCCCTCTACACAAAGCGTAGAAGAATCTGAACCTTACACCCCATTCAGTAAATGCTTTCAAGTCTTTTTGTAGATATCCACCAGTAAGTTGTGGACCATCTTTCATAAACACATAACAACCTCTCTCTACGTTGTCAGTTTGATTACAATCTTCTTTAACACCAAATGTTACACCATCACCACTGTAACATTGTAATGAAACCATATTTGCACAGTTGAAGGTTTCCAAAACATTTGTGGATGCAGGTAAGTCTTCAATGTCTGGCGGTGTACTTTCAAAACCACCAGAGTATGAAACCGTATCAAAGTCTTCGCCATCAGTGTTCAATTCGTAAATTGCAAAACCATTGTTCTGTTGCAATAAAGGAGTTACTGACTCCCAACTTGTTCCATCCAAAAAGTCTGAAGTAGGTAATCTGTCCGTTCTCATAACATTCAATAATTTAGATGACATATTCAAAGGACTACCTGTGTACCTTGGGATGAGTGAAAAACTCAAGTATAAACTCTCAGCGTTATTAGGATTCTTATCATTTTTTGTGTAGTAATAATCAGCACCTGAAATATCTTCTGATGCGTCATAGTTGGCAAAAGAAGGATTTACCGAGTAAGCTGAGTTAGCATTAATTGTTGTAAGTGAACCAACACCACCTAAAGTTGGTCTTGTAAACATAGAAGAAACAAATCCGAAGTTGGAAGGAACACCGTTTGACTCTGTAAATTTAAATGATGTAAAATTGGTGTTCTTATCTAATGCACTATAATATCCAACGTTGGAAGTTGTAAATGCCGAGTAACCATCACCAGCTCTGAAGAATTTAGATTGATTAAAAATGTCACTTTGACCGTAACCCTGAACTGATATTGTTGAACTTGGTAATGCTTGAATTGGTATATTTGTTCTTGTGGATGCCGTTATTTCAATATCGTTTTCATCACCGAATCCAAATAACTTACCCAAACCATATTTGTTTTGATATTTGGGGGAATAAGGGTCAACACCTCTCTGTAAAATTAAAACGTATTGACCATCATAATTTTGAATTACATCCCTGTATTTAAAAGTTTCACTTACTTGGTCGACCCATCCAGTATTTGTTGCATTATTTCTGTTGAAATAAACTTGTGCGGATGAATCTAACAAACCGAGAATTCCATTGTAGTTTGGTGTTACTGCACAAGATGATATACCTATAACACTACCTCGACCTGTAATCACTGGTGGTGTACAAGAACATATATCGATAATCTCAGGAATCCATTTCAAATCCAAAGGGTCAAATGTAGAACTTAAAGTTATTGTTGTTGGCCCGTTTTCACAATCAACGTAAGAAATTGAAATTGTTATTTGATTATTTAAATCGAAATCAGTTGATACCTCATATTTTTGACAAGTATTACAACCAGGCGTTGAGATTAGATTAAATGCGTCAGCTACAGTGATAGCCGTAACAACTTGGAAATACTCAATATCAGCAGGATACTTGTAGTTTGTTTCTGTTGAACCGCTACTAAGAAAATAAGTGACTGTTGAATTACTTGTCTGAGTATTTGCATAAGTCACAGGGAATGAACCGGCTGTGGGAAACAAAGTTGTTCCTGAAATACCTGTAACGTAAGAACCATCTATTGTCTGAGCAGTATATAAATAATTTACGTCAGATGTATTACCAGGATTGACAAAAGTTAAAAGTGTACCTGACTCAAATTGTTGTTGTGACAGAATTGTCAACGTGTTATCATAGTGTTGTATTGTCGAATTACTTGGATTGTCAAATGATACACTTATTCTATTTGTTTGGTCAAAATATTTTTTTCTTCCATTGAAAATATTAATTCTGTTTCCTAACGGAATTTGAGTTGTGTTGGCAAATATTTTTCTTGGGATTCCGATTAAATTTGTTACGTCAGGTAATCTAGAAATTTCTGATTCAGTTGATTTAAATTCGTAAATCCTTTGTACTTGTTGTGCTCTAGTTCCGATAGCTTGAGACATAACAAATGATAAACTCGATTTGTTAGCATCAGAATATGGTTCATTAGCATTTCCGTCCTCTCTAAACCAATAAAAACCATTTCTATTGTAACTTTGTCCAAATCTTGGAGCGTTGTATATTCCATCAAAATAGACACCACTATTAGCAACTGGCGTTAATATCGAACTTGGAACACCACCCGCACCCTCTTTAGTGTCACCAGGTTTACAATCACAAGTAGAACATTCAGGATAAGTTATTTGTGCAAATCTAAGTGGACCAAATCTAAATTCTTTAATTTTTTTGGTATTAACAGATGCTCTTATTGCAAGTGCTAACATTGCAGCACCTGCGATAACAAAAGTGATAATAAGACCAATTGCAGGAAAAGATGTTGCCGCAGCTGCGAAAAATACTACAGACAAACCATACATTAAGTATAATAATATCGCAGTAGCACTGTTTGGTCTTGATGACACCAAATTATTCCAAACATAGGCTATTAGATAATACGCAACCAAAAATATTGGACCTATTAATTGAAATACCTGGAACAGGATAGAGAACAGAAAATATATTAAATCAAAATTTTTGAATCCCTCGTTTACAGGAAATTTGTTAACAGTAGACGCACAATCATCATCGTCAATTTCTTTTATACCTATAAATCTTGCTCGGTTATCACCTCTTTTATATTGGTCAATTAAAGAAGATACTGTATAAATTTTGTTATAATCAAATTCATAAAAAGTATCTTCACAATTAATGGCGTTCTGTAATCTTTGATTTTGAATTTGAGTCGTTCTTCCTTGAGTATATCCAGTCCAATCTAAACCGAAGTAATAGGAACTCCTGAGCTCCTGTCCAACTATAGATGTTTCATCATAATAGTTAGGGTCATCAATTGAGCTTGTCCATCCATATTCTTTTACATTAGGTACCAAATAATAAGGTCTTCTTATTTTCTCAGTCGAGACAGGTCCTTGTGACCATTTTATTTTGAATCTATACTTAGCTCGTGTAGGCACCCCTATTTTTGGATTGTTGGATAAAACTCTTGTACCATCTTCAGCAGTTACAACATAATCTAAATTCATAGGTACTTCAATTACCCAAGTACCATCACCGTCAATTACGTTACCAGAATTTGGTAACTTATATTGTTCCAAAATAGGTCTACCCTCGCTATCTTGAAATATTGTTTGTCTTATGGCAAGTATTTGACCAGGTCCTGAAGTTAAATTACATAAATTACCTAAATTGTCTTTTGGTTTACAAGCCGCCTGTATCATACCTGGAGGTCCATCAGTACCAAAGAATGGTGCGGCAATTCTGAACTTGTCAATTGTAGATATCATTGAACCTATGAATACAGATGTTGGTTCAATTTCGATATTAGCTTCTTCTCTTAAATCGAAATCTACACGATTGACAGCTGCTAAACATTGGTTAGGGTCACCCCAAAATGGCGAAATTTCAACGCTTTTTGTGATGGTAACTATTTGTGGTAGAGTTTCAAAATCTACAGATGAATTAAATCTTTCTCCACCTACTTGTTGTGGGGTTGCTCTACCAATCCTAACTAAATCTTGAGGGGTCAAAGAAAATTCTCCTATGTCACTTAGGTCTAAGTTCATAACAATAACTTGGTCACCCAAAGGAACACCCATAATCATATAGTCACCACTCTCGTTGGTGGTTACAGTGTACTTGTAATATTTTTCATACAACTCAGAAACTGTTGGGTCTTTCAAAACGTCCCCTCTCGATGGAAAAGTTCCTGTCGGAGTATGGTTTGGGTAAGACGGTTCATAAGGTAAAATATTAAATTTATACCCATCTGAATTTTCATTGTTAGGTATAGTATAGTTGTAAACATTACTGATTACATCATTTGTTGTGTCTTGTTGTGTGATTGGTACAAATACTGTTATTTTTGCATTAGGTATACCTAAACCACCATTTGCAACCACCCTACCAACCAACAAACCATATTGAGAACAGTCACGAGAATAAATTTGATTTTGGCCGACTTGAAGCGAAAGGATTTCCAAGAATTCAAAATCCTGTTCCAGTTGTAAATTTATTTGTTTGTTTACCCCGATTTGTGTTGGTATCCTATACGACTTTCCCATTAAGGTTTTTATGATAAATAGTTATTTTGGAATTTCTTATGAAAATCCTATACTATAAGAAAAATAACCTAAAGGTGGTTTAAATAAAGTTGTTAAGAAAAAGAAACATTTTGGAAGTTCTTTACTCTTACTTTGATATCTTTTTGAGGGTATCTTACCTGATAAACCTGAACAGGTTCTGCGAATATAGTATCATCAACAGGTCTAATAATTCTAAGTTCAGGGTCAGAGTATTGCATCGATGTTTGTGCAGATGAATACTGACCACCAACTTTGTTTTCAACAATAATATCAGTCACAGTGATTACACCATTCTGATTTTGAATGATACTTTTCAATTCAGACAAATAAACATTCTGTCCCAACTGTCTTATTTGGGGATTGAAATAATCCGATACTCTGTTAACAACATCAGAAACAATTTGACCTGAGTTTTGAGTCGCATCCAACACTACGGAAACTTCGATTCCTAAGTCAATTACTTCAGCCGAAATAACAGAAATATAATCATTCATCATTCGATAGTTCGATAAGTAAGTTGCAACGTTTTGTCTCAAAGTATTCGAGACAATATTAGTTAGTTTACCTGATGAATCATAAGACAATAAATTAATTAAAATCTTATTGTTATTTTCTGTAACAGAAACTTTTGCTGGTGCACCGAATTGAGCAGGCATTACCCTTAGTAAAGATTCGTAATCGTTAACGGTCACAGCTCTTTTTTGTGCTGAGAAGTTGAACGAAACATAATTTCTGATTTCCTCTACATTTGGAACGTTTGCACCACCAATAGCGGCAATTGGGTTTGTACATCTCAGTGAATTAATTACTGAGGTGTTTGTTGTTTGGGAAGGTCCATTTACAAAAAATGACACTGTACCAACCTGATTAATAACATTTGTTCCCAAGTTTGTTGCTAAACCACCACCAACTCTATATTGAATAAAGAGTGTTGTGTTAGGTGTCAATGTGGAACCCAAAGAAAAGTTGTTTTGTAAAGATTGAATATTGATTGGAACACCTAAGTTTGTAAAGGCATTTAATTGGTCTTGAGCTGATGTAGACCCCCCACCAAATGTAAGTTTACAATAACCTTCAGGTGTAAACTCAGATATGAATCTATTGTTAGTTTGAACATACCTACCAACTTTAATACCAGGGTCGTCCGATACTTTAGTTGGGTCTTCAATAAAAATTCTATCTTCGGCCAATGCGTCTACTTCATACCATCTGTTGGCTAAACCTAAAAACTCCGCTGTAGTTGGGATGTTTGTATAATTCGTTCCGTTTTTTAGTAAAACACTTGTGATACCCAAAACGTTTTTATCAGGTAAGAATAGTTCGAAGAATGGGATTACATCACCAGGTCCAATTACTCTTTTGAAAACTTTTGTGATTCCGTTTACAACAGGTTCTCTCTTAGTGATTGTATAATTAATAAGGTTACCGTTGGCATCAAAGTTTGGAATTTTTAATCTGTTTGGAAATCCTGAACTATTGTAAGGGTTTGCAAAATCAATGTCCTGTGAAGTTTCAAAAACAATACCAGCACCGAACACTTGAGAACCTCTTGTCAAAGTACCCAAATATCTTTCGTCTTCTTTGTCACCAAAAGCAGGTACCGTAATTGAAAAATCTACAACCGATACAGAAGGTCTTTGACCAGGTATTTTGAGTCCATATGTTTTAGCAATGTTGTAAATTGATGAACGTTGTTGAGCGTATTGAAGTACTGTCTCTTGAATACTTCTATCAATGTGATAGTGTAGATTATCGGCAACCGCAGCGTTCAAATCCAAAAACACTGAGAATACCGACGCATCATTAAAATCCTGAATTAACTCAGGGTAATAACTTTTAACATAATTTTGTAGTTCTATCCTGATGCTTTCATAGTCTCTCGACGTGTAGGATATTTGTCTATTTGCCATATAATCTTAAATATTGATGATAACGAAATCGCTTTGTGCGAACGCCGAATTATCTACTGTATAATCTATAATCACTTTTGCAGTGTATTCGGATGTACCTTTCCCCGGTACTCTATATACTTGGTCTTTACCTGTCCCAACTATTTGTCGACCCGGTGCATATTCAACCTCAACACTTGGGTCAGCAGGTTCTATTGCAATTCTGTTGATTAACAAGTTTGGCATATATTTTTCAACAGAATCTCTAATGTCCGCCTCAATGGCGTTTTCTGTCAAACCATCGTAAGGTTCAAAAATGTATTCGTACAATCTTGTACCAAAGTCAGGTAGATAATATCTTGAACCCCTTTTTGTTAAAATTAAATGTAATAAGTCAGAACGGATTTGAGCAGCTGCGGTCTCTGTCAATAATAGGTAGTCACCTTTATTGGAATCTTCAAAAGGGAAATTTAAACCATATGTAATTCCGTCTGCCATATTCTATAAATATAGAAACATCATTTTTTAATTGTAGTGGACCCTTTCAAGTATTGTGGAGTAAAAGGACAGTGTCTACAACCACTACCACAACAACGTCCCCTTTGTTTGTGATACTCTTCAGTGAACACAAGCTTACCGTTGTCAAAATAATAAAGGAGGGGTTGTTCCCCTCCTTTATCTGTGTCAGACTTGTTCATTCTTAAACTGTGGTAATTTCACAAGCTCCGCCAGCACAAGCCAACTCACCTGACAAATCAGTTTCATCTGAAACTTCTACAATTTTAGAAAGGTCAACATTTTTCAAAGTCGCTAACATTGCTTCGTAGTCCTCTTTAGAACAATCTTCAAATGGTGCTTGTTTGTAAGTGTGACCAGCGTAAGGAAGAACTGAAAGACCATTATAGTAATCTTTATTTTCCCACATCCAGTTTCCTACAGCAGACCACTCGTGGTCTCTAACTGAAATAGTTGCAGATACGTTGTGTGTGTTACTACCTGTTCTGTGTCCATACTTAACCCACTCGTTATGAACTTTCTTAACTCTTTCAAGAAGTTGAAGTGGTGATTCTGTTCTCAAGATTGAACCTTCAGGAGACTTTTGAGGAATAGAAATTACCGCCGTGTCGTGTGGACGGAAGTATTCATCTTCAATTAACTCAGGATGATTCTGAACCAAATGTTGATACATTGATTCGTTCTTACCTACACGAATTCTTCTGATGTAGTAGTCATTGTGCCAAGCGTGAATTCCTGATGAAGTACCTAAGGTCAACGATGTTGTTCCTGCAGGTTTAACAGTAGTTGTTCTTGCCGCTTTGTTGATACCGATGATTGATGCAACTCTCTCATTTTCTTCTTTAACAACTTTAGCTGCTGACTTCATATTCATACCCAAAACAACTCCTGAACCAATACCTGTCATCGAAACTCCAATAAGAGCATCTTTCTCAGTGGTTCTTTGCCAAATAGGACGTAGGTAATGGAAGTTACTGTATCCCGCTTGAAGTGTACCAATGAAAGCCGCTGCTCTAACACGTGATTCGAAATCTTCTTGGGACTCAAGGTTTGAAACGTTTACCTCAGTTAAGTTACAGAATTGAAATGGACGAAGTGCAATTTCACAACAAGGGTTTGTTCCCCAATCTTTGTCATTTGACAAATAGATACCTGGTTCACCCGCACCACTTGCTTCGATTCTTGCCCACAAATCCATAAAATATTCTTTGGTGATTTTGTGACGGAGTAAGTTTGCTGAGTTGTTAGCTCTTCCTCTTTGTGGATTCTTTTCCCACCAAGAACCACTCTTACAAGAAATCATCTCATCGTCTGATGCTGAGAACAAACAAATAAGTGCCGCTCTACGAATACCACCAGCTAAAACTGCATCTGCAATATGACAAACGATGTCGTGAACTTCGATTGGACGGAGTTTGTCACCATCTGTTTTACTATCAAGAATACCTTCAACTTTAATCAAACATTCTTTCAAGGGTTGAGGACCTGGCGCCTTACCACCTGAGGTTACTAATCTTGCTCCTTTTGGACGAATATCACTGAAATCAAATTCAATGTGTGAACCACCAAAGAAATATGATTTCATCAACAGTTTCACAGCGTCAGCCCAACCTTCAATAGAGTCAGCGATAAGGTATCTTCTACCTCTATCTTTGTTAGGTTTATGAATTTCTGGTAAAAGTTCTGTGTGATGTTTTTGTACTGAGTATCCCACACCTGTTCCACCTAAAAGTAGGAACATAATTTCTGAGAATACTCTCCAATCGTCTACAGGTGCGTATGCACAGTTGTAAATTCTGTTTGGAGAAATTTCGATAGGTTTACCCGCAAACTGCATACTTCTCATTGAAGGAAGAATTTGTTTCTTGTAAACATACTTGTAGTTCTCTCTGATTTCGTTTTCAAGTTGTGGATACTTTTTGATGTGCATATCCATATTTCTTGTAACGAGTTCTTGCCAAGTTTCTCTACGATTTAATTCAGGTATGTACTTAGCATACTTCATATAAACCGTAATGTCTGATAAAATTTCTGTTGAAATGTCCATTTTTATATTTTGTTGTTATTTAAATTTATTTGAAAAAACCAATGATTTTTGATTATAAATATATGTTCGTTGTTGTGGCGACATTATTTTCACCACAAAAATAGGAGTTTTTTTTCTAAAAGTAAAAGATATTTATATTGTTAACTCTGCGGATTCTGTTGTTGTTCCCTCTGTCTACGTTTCTCTAACAATTCTTTGACTCTGTCCTTACGTTGTTCTTCCTTTTGTTCTTCAAATCCTAAGAATGTTGTTGAACTTTCGGTGTCGATTTCAAGTAATTCATTGTCAAATTTACAGTTTTCAAAGATAATACCGTCAGAACCAATACGTGACTTTGTAATCGCTATTGTAGCCAATTTCATTTCTTTTTGTTGAAGTGTTTTTGCCACAGAGATAATTACGTGGCCTACTTGAGCCTTTTTGATTGACCCACCCATTTGGTCTGTCGTAACAACTTCAGAAGAAATTGATGAACGATTACCTTGTGTAGCAGTCCAACCAACGATTCCTAACTCGTGACACATAGCTTCAAAGTGCCTCATTACAGAACCTTCAGCTTTCCACTCGTCATTTTTACTTGACTCAGGCATCACACAATCAATATAGTCCAAAACAATTGCATCCAATTTCAATCCGTCTGCAATCATTTTTCTAATTTGATTTTTGATTTGATTCATAGTCATTGTATCTGATGGTAACTTCTTCAAAACGAGTTTGTTCGGCATTTGATTCCTAATTTCATCAACTTTTGCCATAACCTCGTCTTTCTGTGTTGCCAACTTATCAGGTTCTATACCCGTCCATATAGTGAAATGTTTTCTTTGAATAATTTTTGGGTTGTCCTCAAAAAATACTTGTAAAACATTGTAACCCATATTGAAGGCCGTGTTTGCAATCTTCGTCAAAACTGTAGTTTTACCAACCCCTGTTGGTGCTAAGATTACGCCAATTTCGCCTTTAGCCAATCCACCTTTTAATAATCTATCAATACCAGGTATACCCATAGGAATTGGATGTCTGAAATCGTCATTCAACACATCATCAAGACCTGAGAAAATATCTGTAATGCCAGTGTCTCTTTCACCCACTTGTAAGGCTTGTCTTACCAAACCTTCAACTTTATCGTAGGATTCGAAGTCACCCTGATTAATAATTTTTTGTGCTTTGTCCATTACCTTCTGAAGTTCTTGTTGTTTACAAAACTTCATAGCTTTTTCTTGGACAAAAGCGGTCCCCTCAAAAGGTGCATCTTGAACTTTCTTAAACATATCTAAGACAATTTTCAGAACCATTTCGGTTGAAATTTCTGTCTTTGCAATTTGTTCAAGGGTTTCAAATGATGGAGTAGATTGATACTTCGAATAGTATTCTTTAACCATTTGAGTGATTAATTGGAAGTACTTGTTGTCGAAGTAAGTAGGCTCTATGACATCAATGATTGATTGAGCGAATTCTTTGTCTACGATAAGTTGGTTTAATAATTGTATTTGGAAAGTGTTACCGAGATATTCAAAATTCTTATTCATAAAAAGAGCCGTAGATACTGATAAATATTACTTACTTAGGTCATAACCCAAGTAATCGTATGTTAAATTTTCGCTTGAGAATACTTCTGTCAAACTACGAAGGAACTCCTTCAAGTGAGGACGTACATCAACTGTGTAACGAATTTTGGGAGGGAATACCTTACCATCGAAAATTCGATGACAGAGTGTGTCTTCTCCAATTCTCACGTATAAATTGAAGTTTTCAGGGGCCTCAGTGTTTGATGTGTTAAGGATTTCTGGGTCATCAATGATTGCATCCTGATTGTCCATCATATAGGTTACGGTCTTCATTTTAAGGTCGTAATCTAAGACATCCTGAATTTGTTTGAAATACTCCCTTAACTCATTTGAACGATGCGCTTTCGGGTTGTAATTACGGACATTGTAGAATCTTTGGACAACAATGTTTTCATTGAGTGTCAACAGAAATTCCATTTTTACTACTTGTTCTTCTTTCATAGGATTAATTTAGTTGGTTTTTGTGTTTTCTTTTTTCTTTTCTTGTGAGTTTCATAAATGGTCTGATAAAATCAACAAATGAATCATCGTTTTTGGGTAGGTATTTGAAGAACCCATCTTCGGTCATCATTTGTATGAAGTTTTTGGAAGCTCTACCCTCAGGGTCTAAACTTTCCGTGTAATAAAGTTCAACTAGTTCTTTTGCATCTTCGGTCAATAGTGGGTTTTTCAAATCTACAATTTTCTGATTTATCTCCAATAAATTGTAGTTTTTGTTTTCATCTTTTACTACAGAATTTTTGATATTGTTCAAGACTTTGTTGTTTGGAAATTGTTCTAAAAGTTTTTCTGTCTTAGTTAAAATATCAGTGACAGATACCGGCATTTCAAGTACCTCAGGAAAAAACTTAAGAAATGTTTTTTCTCCCAATAATTTAATACCATAAATGTTGTCTGACTTGTCACCCAAGAATACTTTAGATACAAACACGTTTTGATGTGGAATGTACTCTTTTTCCAATCTCACTTTATCACCTTTTTGGTAAAGGAATTTTTGTATTGGTGAATAAATAGAAACGTCGTCATTTAGAAGTTGCATATAATCTCTATCTGAAGAGAATATAACTTTGTGTTCGTTTGGTGAGATACTACAATAGTATGCAATTAAATCATCAGACTCACACTTTTCAACCTCTAACTGACGAACGAAACATTCTTCCAAGTATTGTTTTACTCTACCTTTTTGAAAATAATATGATTCGAGTTTTGCCTCGTTCATATCATTTCGACGGTTCAACTTGTAGTCAGGATATAATTCACGACGCACGACTGCGTTATCGACTCCGTCCCAAA